TAAGTCCACTCTCTTCTACACCTACAAGGGCCGCGCCAACTCCGGTGGTAACTGATCCGCGCGGTCACTGACCCGGCATGACGGGGCCGCCCCCACCACCGGCGGCGGCCCCATTCCCTTCCCCCTTTCCCTCTGACCGGCCGGGCCGGGGTTCGCGCGGTTCACCCGGCCCGGCCCCTTGCCTTCCCGAACCGCGCTGTGAAGACGAACGATCGTTGTACGAGAGGAACCGCGTAATGACCGAGAACACCGCCGTGGCCGCCGTCCAGGCCGAGGCCACCGCCTCCGAATCCCCGAAGAAGCTGACCCTGCACGGCACCGAGTACCTGCTGCCGGCTTCCTCCGACCAGTGGCCGCTGGCCGCCCTGGAGGGCTTCGAGGAGGGCAAGATCGTGGCCGCGCTGCGCAGCCTGCTCGGCCCCGAGCAGTGGGCGCGACTGAAGGAGGCCGGCGCCACCCTCAGCGACCTGAACACCCTCGCCGAGCAGGTGGCCACCGCCTACGGCTTCGAGTCCGCGGGGGAATAGCGCGCCTCCTCCGCCTACTCCGGGAACACCCCGGTGCGGTGGAGGCCGATCTCGCCCGCTACTACCGGATCGAACTGGCCGACCTGTGGCGCGGTCTGCTCACCCTGCGGCGCCTGGCGGTGCTGCTGCGGCACCTGCCCTCCGAATCGGCGACCGCCACGGCACTGGGCGGGGACGGCTGGACGCTGTCCCACTACCTGATGGCCGACATGGTGCACGCGACCACGGGACAGCCGCACCCGGCCGACCCGAGGGTGCGTCGGGCCGAGGAGGAGAAGAAGGCCCGCTTGGAGCAGGCCCGAGAACGCGCCGAACGGCGCAGACAAGAGTTGGCCGACCACGATTCCTGACCGCCTGGGGCGGGGTGCGACACGCACCCCGCCCCCTTTTTTTCTGCTGTCCGGGGGCGGTTCCGAGCCAGTGGGGGAGGGCATGGGCGGTGGCCGGGGAGCGCGGGACCCAGGAATCAGGGAGCGGTGGCGGGAGCACTCGGGGAGACAGTCCGCTGACGGTTCGGGCCGCCCGCGATGGACGGCTCGAAGCGACCGGAGACAGCGAGAACGGGGCCGACGGAACACTGTTCCGTCGGCCCCGTTCTCTTGTTTCCGCTCTCGGAGGGCTGTCCCTAGGTCCTCGTCACAGGGGCAGCCCGGGCACCAGCGGTGCGCTACGGATCTCGGGTGCGGGCGCCGGCCCCAGCCAGTCCCCGCCGCTCACGGCCAGGTGGCTCCACCACAGCGGCGGGTACTCGTTGCCCAGGGCCAAGTCCATCGCGGCCCGTGTCTCCGGGCCGGGTACGCCGTCCACCGGGTCCAGGCCGTGGGTGTCCTGGAAGGCCATCACCGCGTTCCGGGTGGCGTTCCCGAAGTCACCATCGGCTCCCCAGACACCCAGGTCGTACCCCAGGTCCAGGAGCTCCTGCTGGAGGTCTCGTACCGCTGCGCCCTGGTCACCCCAGTAGAGGGTGGGGCGGGCACGGTACCGGAACCCGCTGAGGAGGAGATCCCCGTTCGGAGCCGACGGCCAGGTCAGCTCCAGGGCCCGCTCGGTTTCGTGCTCGCGGTACAGGCGCAGGGCCAGGTTCGCGCTCCGGCGCAGTTCCAGCCTGATCCATCCGTTCGTGCCCGGGGCGCGCCCCGAGCCCGAGCTGACGGAGCCTGTGCGCTCCTCGGCAGCCAGGTCCCGCTCCTGGAGAACGGCGTTCACGTTGCCGTTGGTCGCCGTGGACAGGACCAGACCGTCGGCGTCGCCGATGGACAGGGCCCAGTGGCGGCTGCCGTCCCCGGAGGGCATGGTCGGCAACCACAGATAGGCGCGCAGCGCCCACCCGCTCCCCGGGGAGGGGACACGGATCCGCGGGGTGTCCCCACGGTGGTGCCCGGTGCCCAACCGTGACGAGGGCAGCCCGTGCACCGTGTGGGTGTCATCGAACCGGCTCCGTGCGGGGGTGAGCACGGTGAGAGGATCGCCGCCACGGGACAGGGCGCTCGAGGACAGGGGGTCGCCGACCGGCCCGGTCAGTGTGTTGCGCAGTACGCCGCTCACTTGACCATCACCTGCACGGTCAGGTGTTCGGCGCTCCCCTCACCGGTGAGCTCCACCTCGGTGGTGAGTTCGGCGCCGTTGGAGAGCATCACGTCCGGCCAGGTCTGGTGGGCCGTCCGCGAGGCGGACAGGTCGATCTCCTCCAGGACGGAGTCGTCACCCGTGTCGGGATCCAGGGCCAGCAGCCGTACCGTGACCACGGTGTCCGGATCCACGTCCGACAGCCGGGCGCGCAGCCCGGCGACCCGTTGGGAGCGGCCCTCCATGTTGACGTACACACCGTGGGATCGCCGCGACGAGACCTCGCCGTCCACGTGCCACATCAGTGGATGGGCGCTGGCGGAGGTCTCACCCTCACCGGCGTTCTCCTCCAGGTCGGCGATCCGCCGTTCGGCGGCCGCCAACAGCTCCATGACCTCGGCCGTGACCAGGGAGAAACGCGGTGGCTCCTCGTCGTGGGCGTCCTCGTCGTGGGCGTCCTCGTCGCCGGGGTCCGAATCGGGGAGGGCCTGACCGATCAGCAGCTGACGGACCTCGTCCGGGCCGCGGAAACGGGGCAGCTCACCGTAGGGGCCGCTGAGGATCTCGCTCACCGGCTCACTGCGCGAGTCGAGCAGGTCGGTGACGCGTTCGCCGGTCTGCGCGTCGTACACCCACAGCGGCACGTCCGGGGAGAGCAGGGACAGGTAGCCGACCCCGCCGTCCTCGCGTTCCACCTGCTGACCCGCGGCGACGACGAAGTCGGGGACACCCCCGCCGAACCAGTACCTCACAGCTCCTCCTCCTGTCGCGTCCGCCGGTACTCGACGGCGGCCTCGACCCGGCGCTGCACGTAGGCGGCCCCGGCGGTCAGCGCCGCGGTGGCCGCGGCCGCGGCCAGCACGGCGGTGTCGATGGTCTCTCCGGGAACGACGGTCGCGGTGACCGTTCCGGCGGCCGCGACCAGGGCGGCCGCCGCGGCTCCCTGGAAGACGGTGCGCAGACAGCGCCTGCCCGCGTCCTCACGGGCTCCGATGGTGGACATGGTTGTTTCCTCTCGATTCGTATGTTCGCGGGCGGGGAGGGCTCCGCAGTACGGAGCGGATTCGGGCCTCACCGGGGCTCGAAGAAGAAGCCGTCGAGCGAGATCCACCGAGGGCTGTGCGTGTGGTAGCCGAGGATCTGTCCGGGCAGGGGAGTGGTCATGTTGCGGCTGACCACGTCGGCGCGCATGTAACCGACACCGCCGCGTACCTCGCACGCGGTCACACTGCGGACGTAGCCAGCGGGAAAGGTTTCCGCGGGCAGTCGCGCGTAGTACGTTCCGCTGGCCAGCGCGGCCCCGTTGGCCCGGCGGATCGTTCCCCGGAGCTGTACCGAACCGGCCCTGACCCAGCGCCAGGAAGGCCTGAAGCCGCTGCTGGCCCGTTCGTATCCGGCCCGCAGTGTGACGGGTCGCCAGGCGCTCGGGTAGTTGGCGTCCACCAGGGTCTGGTGGGTGCTGCCGTCGAAGACGGTCAGGCGGCGTGAGTCGGTCTCCCAGGACAGGCCGCCCACCTGGAGCGCCGAGTGGCGGTTGTCCGAGGCGGAGGCGACCGCGCCCGCGGAGGCGGAGAACTGGCGTTCGTCGGAGATGGTGCCGATCGCACCGCCCAGCGGGCCGCGGGTCCAGGAAGCCAGGGGCAGGTCCCACACGGTGTCGGTCCGGGTCAGCGCCGGGGCCTGCAGAGTTCCGGAGCCGGTAGCCGGCGTGCCCTCGATGACGTGCGGGCTGATCGTGCGGCCGCTCCGGTCCAGACGGAGTACGGCCCGGTCGACCCGGGCGCCGTTGGCGGTGTTCAGCGACACGTCCAGGGGCACGAGGTCGTCGACCTCCACGCCGTAGCCCTCCACCACGGCGAAGCCAGGGGAGACGGCGGCGTCGCCGTCAACGGTGCGCAGCACCCGCAGGTCGGGGCCGCCGCCGGGTTGGAGGACGACCCCCGAGGGGACCGCGGCCCGCAGCAGCTTGCGGAACCTGCCCTCCTGGACCTCCTGGGGTTCGCCCTCGGGGGTGAGGTCGAACGGGAACGAGTAGAACGACATGGTCAGGCCTTCCTTTCCAGAGCGGCGATGCGGCGCAGGGCGCGCCGGAGCAGCCGCTCCTGTTCTGTGTCGTCGGCGGAGTCCCCGGGGGGACCGCCGATGGCGGGGGTGATCTCCAGCTCGCCGCTTCCGGCGTCGGCCGAGATCCGTACCTCGGTGACCGGGTCGGTGAAGCGCACCCCGGGCACGGGTTCCAGGGCGACGGTGTCGCCGAGGAAGTAGTCGCGGCCGAAGGCGCAGCGGGCGGTGTCCACCAGCTGGGCCTCCAGGACGGGGGCCCGGCGGGCGTCGGCCAGCTGTGCGGCCCCCGCCGCGTCGAGTTCGTCGGCCTCCTCCACCCGGTTGGCCGAGTGCAGGGACCGGCTGGTCATCCGCCACTCCTCGGCGGCCCCGGTGTCGCCGTACTCGCGGACGAGGACGTTCTCCTCCTCGTCCTCGGCCAGCACCACCACGTGGGTCGAGGTGGGCATGGCTCGCTGCCAGCGCATCGAGCGCAGGTTGCCGAGTTCCCGGGAGAACCGGGCGGAGGCGCTGCGGTCCACGGGCTCGACCACGTCGAAGACCAGCCGGTCACCCTGCTGGGTCACACGCGCGCCGAGCCCGCCGGAGCAGGCCCGGACCACCTCCATCAGGGGTTCGAACCGGGCCGAGTGGGTGACCTGCGCACCCCGGCCCAGGTCGGGGGCGACCTCCACCTCGTGGGTGCGGGCCGCGCCCCTGCGGGCGGCGGTGCGGGAGTCCCCGATGTTGGCCGAGACGAACCCCTTGACCACGGTCTCGGCCGCGCCCGAACGGCGGTCGGAGCCCTCGCCCTGGTCGGCCGCGGTCAGCCGCGGGTCGGGGTAGGCGAGTTCTCCCGCCACCACCGCGAGGTCGTCCGCGCCGGACACACTGACGGTGCCCTCCCCTGCCAGGTCACCGGTGTCGGCTGACCACTCGCGGGGTCCGCTCTCCTCGATCTGGCCGGTGAGCAGGACCCGGTCGTCCAGGGTGACGATCACTCCCCAGCCGGGGGCGATCCGCTCGCGGACCCGGTCGCTGGCGGCGCAGGTGAGGGAGAACGACGAAACCCCCGACCAGAGGAGGTCGAGGGTCACGTTCTGCCAGGGGAGCGGCCCCCGGTTCACCAGATCGGGATCGCGGGCGTACACCCGCAGCCGTTCCAGGCTCACGGCTCACCACCCCGCCTGGTAGCGGGGGCGGAAGGCCACCCGGACGGTGGACTCGGCGGTGGCGTCGGCGAGCCCGACCCGGAGCCGGTTCTCGCCGGGTTCCAGGGGGAACAGGTGCGGCCACTCCGACAGATGCGGCCACCAGTCCTCTCCGTCGCCGTCCACGGCGGTCAGCCCGCTGTCGGGTGCGGACGCGACCGGACGGCAGTCCACGGTCACCTGCTGGCCGGGTTCGAGTGTGCGCTCGAAGGCCCACTCGGCCCCGGTCTCCGTGTTCGTGACCACCGGCCGTCCCGGGCCGACGAGCGTCCACACGGGGTAGGCGGGGGCGTCGCCGGGGTTGGTGATGACGGTGGCCTCGCCGACCTGACTGGTGCCCAGGGTGATCGGGTAGATCGGGTAGAAGGCGCGGGGGTCGTTCTCCACCCTCCAGGAGACGACCTTCTCAGGGCCCTCGAAGTAGGGGTCCGGGGCGTGGAACTCGAGGTTGGGGTAGGCCTGCGCACAGGCGGACAGGTCGTCCAGTTCCTCCTCCGCGGCGTCCAGACCGCCCTGGTAGTAGCAGGAGATCTCCCGTGCGGAGCCGTCGGGCAGTTCCACCCGGAGGCGGCCGGGGCGGATCCCGGAGGGGGTGCGGTGCCGCAGGGCCCGCTGGAGGCTCCGGTGGGCCCGCAGGTAGCGTGCCTGGTCGGCGCCGATGACCAGGAGGGGGACGGTGAGCACCCGGGGTGCGACCCGGATGTCGCGGAGCAGTCCCTCACCGTTGCCGAAGCGGTCGGTGGTGATCTCCTGTTCGGGCAGCCCGAAGCCGCCGCGCCCGGTGAGCGAGCGGTAGGGGTCCGAGGTCAGGTCCAGCCGGGTGCCGTCCGGGGCGATCCACACCAGGCGCTTGGCGGCCGGGGCCTCGATCCGGGGCCAGGTCTTCGGCGGTGGCGGCGGTGGGACGGGCGGTAGGTAGACGATGGGCATGGGTGTGCCTCCTTACCTGGGCCGGGCCAGTCGGGCCGTCCGCCGGGCGTGGTCCAGGGCGCGGACCACGTCACGGGGCGTCGAGTAGCCGGGCACGTGGTTGACGTTGACGGTGCCGACCAGGGGCCGGTCGGCGGTGGCGTGCGCGCCGGGGGAGACCGGTACGCGGTGGCCGCTGAGCACCCCGTCCACCAGGTGCTCGAAGGCGCGGGTCTGCCGGGGCGAGAGGACCCGCTCGGGGTGCCCGGACTCGTTGACCCCGACGGTGCCGCTGCCCCAGATCCCGCCGCTGTCGAACAGCCGGCTCGGCCGACGGATCGCGAGCGGGCTGGGGTACATGGCGCGGTGCGAGACCGAGGCCCCGGTGTAGGGGGCGTGGATGAGCTGGCCGGGCTTGGTGACCATGGCGACGTGCCCGCGGTGCGGGAACACGAGGTCGCCGGGCATTTCCGAACCCCTGCTGACCGCCCTGCCAGTGTTGATCTGGTCGTAGGTGACCCGCGGGAGACGGACTCCGGCTCCCTTCCACCACGCGTACTGCATGAGGCTGGAGCAGTCGAACCCGCGGATACCGGCGCCCCGTCCGAAGCCCAGGGAGGGGCCGCTGATCCCGCCGCCGCCCCAGGAGTAGGGGAGCCCGAGCTGTGAACGCGCCGCGGCGACCACGGGGCCTCCGCTGGCCACCAGACGTCTGAACATCTCGCCGAAGGTGCTGCCGATGTCGTTCGTGGCGGTGTTGTGCATGCGTTGCAGGTTGATACGTACGTCTTCGCGTGTTTCATCGATCCGGCCCCATGGGTCCTGGTGGCTGCTTGCCGAGGACCAGCGGACGTGCCCGCCTTTGGCGTAGCCCGGGAGCGCGTGCTTCGGGACGCGGCGCTCATTGAGTGCCGACATGAAGGAAGGGCCGTAGTAGTCCACGGCGGAAGCACGCTGTACGTACTCACCATCGGACAACCACGCGGGGATGGAATCAGAGGTCGAGGTGCCTGGGCCGTGCACGGGGCCACCGGTGGCCAGGCCACCGGTCCCGTGACCGTTCATGGCGCCGCCTCCGTGCCAGGTTCCACCCATGGTGTAGTCCCAGCTGCCGGTGGCACTGACCTCGATCTTGTTCTTCACGACCGCGGGGATGCCGATGTACTCGTTGGCCAGGTCGTTGGCGGCCTTGCCGGTGACGCCCATCTCGCCCGCCACCCTGAGGAACTCCGCTCGCCCGAGTTCGTACTGGGCGGTCATCTCCTCAGCGGACGCCCCGTTCTCGTTCATGGCGTTGGTCTGGTTGTGTGTGGCCTCGGCCAGGTCGATGAGGGCGCGGCGATTCTCGCGCCCCTCCTCGGTCTTGGTGCTGATGGTCTTGTTGTTCTTATCCGCACTGGCCGAGGCTTTTTCCACGGCCTCGTTAAAGGACATCTCCGCTTCGGCGGCGGAGATGCTGGAGCCGGTCATGTCGTCCATGGCGGTCTTCAGGTCCCGAGCCTGCCGGATGCCCTCGGCCATGGCGTCATTCGCGCTGTTCTGCTCGTCGGTGAGGTTTCCCGTCGCGGAGCCGGCACCGTTCGTCGCCGCAGTGAGCGCCTCCTCCATTTCGCGCCGTTCCCGGGCGGTGGCGCTCGCTGCGCTGGTGGCGTCGGTGTTCTCTTCGAGGATGTCGAGGACCTCGCTGAGGGCCCGTTCCTTGTTTAGGAGGGCGTCCCTTTCCTCGTCAGTGGCGGCTCGGTGCTCTCCTGCCTGGCTCACCATGTTGTCCGAGGCGGTTTCGGCCTCATCCAGGAGCGCCACCGTCTCCTCGTACTCCCGGTTGAGGCGATTGGAGGACACCTGGTTGCCAGTGAGGGCACTGCTGAAGTCCTGCATGCTCACACCCGCGTCCTTCAGGTGCTTGCTCAGGTCAGCTTCCTGGAGGTTGTCGATCAGGGTGGAGAGCGCTGTCCCCTGGAGCTTCCCTCCCTCGGCGACGAGGGCCTCGGTGAATTTCTCCGTCGCCTCCGTGGACTCCTTCTTGTTCTTGGAGAATGCTCCGAGCAAGGTGATACCGGCGGCGATTCCGATACCCCAGGGGCCACCCAACAGCGCCGCGCCGCGACCGAGCAGGCCCGCGAACCTCCCTGCGGCGGTGGCGGCTCCCCCGGCTTGCACCCCGGTCTTGCCGACCGCGCCGCCCAAAGCGACGACTGAGGCGTTCGCGGTGTTCGCCCTCTCCAGCTTCTTGAACTGTTCGGAGAGGGAAGCGACGGAGGCCGAAGCGGTCGCGTAGGTTTCGACCGCGGCGAGAATTACACTCTCGTCGCCGAAGAGTCCAGTGGCGTCAGCCAGGCCCTTGAATTCCTTGGCTATGACTCCACCAGTGGCGAGAACCTCTTCCCCCATGGTCTTGGTGCTCTTCGCCGTGTTCTTGGCGATCGTTTCCAGGGACTCCTGCTGTTTCTTCCCGTTCTCTACGAACAGGTTGGTGAGTTCGCTGTGGTGGGAGCCGATCGCCGAGATCTCCGTGCCGGTCTGGTTGGCGGAATCCCGAACGGTTTTCAGGCCGGAGGCCAGTTCCTGATTTGCCGCGGTGACCGATGACAGGCCTTCGGTGACCGAACCGGCGGACTGCTTGATCCCCTCCAAAGCGCCCGCGAGCTGCTGGGCGGATCCGGTGGCCTGGCGTAGGGCCTCGTCCCATCTTCTGATTTCGTCGGTGGACAGTGGCACTTCTTCCCCTTTCCTTGGTGAAGTGAGAAAGGCCGGGGCCGGTCACCGTTGCTTCTGGTGACCGGCCCCGGCCTGTGATTCAGTCCTGAGCGTTGCGTTTCAGGACGATGTGGACCCCCTTCCCGAGTTTGTTGTCCCGGGAGAGCGCCGCCTGGCGCTGTTCGATCTGCTCGCAGCCGGGGCAGCGCTTCAGATCGGCCACGTAGGCGCGCCGGTCCCCGCCCCGTTCCTCGTCCCACTCCTCCCCGCGCGTGCCGCACGAACCGCAGCGCGCCTGTTCGCGCAGGTGGAACCAGATCGCCTTGTCCCGGTCGTCGCTGTCCCAGGACAGGAACTCACTGTGGCGGATCCGGTAGTGGTGGCACAGGGCCAGTTCGATCGACAGGTCGGGGTCGGCGTCTAGCCTTTTGGGATGTGGCTGGAGGGCGCGCGGACGTTCACGGACTGGGCGAGCAGCATCATCTCCAGCTTCTCGCCGTGGGAGACGTCGTGCTCCAGGAGCTGTTTCCAGTCGTCCTCGTCCATGTCCTCGGCCTCGGCACTGGCGGTGAACAGCGCCAGCGGGAAGGTCTCCGGGTTCCACGCCGAGTCCTTGTCACCCTCGGTGGGAGGGTGGGCGGCGATCAGCGCCTCCAGGTCGCTGGGCGGGATGGCCCGGAAGACGATCTCCTCGTAACACCGGTTCAGGGCCTCCTCGGCCCGGTCGATCCGCTCCTGTGCGGGGGCGGGGTCGGTGTCGTTCTTGGCCGCCCTGCGGTGCGCCTCCCTCGCCTCGCGCAGTTCGCGCTCGGCCTCGGTGGTGTCGTCCACCCTCAGCCGGTAGACGGCGTGCGGGCGCTGGCGGGAGCGGAGCCGGTCACGGAGCCCCATCAGTTCCCCTCCCCGCCACCGCTGGCGGGCAGGGTGATGTTCTCTGCGGGCTCCGAGAGGATCGAGAACTGCACCTCGAGGCGGGCCGCCTCCTCGCCGACGCTGCGCATCTTGCCGACGGAGGCCACCCGGACCGGGTAGATGTCGGCAGGGAGTCCGGACTGGTCGCCGTGGTCCATGATCACGACGTAGCCCTGGGTGTCGCGGGGCAGCAGTTCGCGGATGTCCTCGCCCTCGCGGTCGGCGTAGAAGGTGATCGAGGACTCCTCGGCGGTGCTCCGGCCCGGGATGCTCGAGGTGAACCGGGTGGCCAGGTCCGGGGTCTGCACCTGCTCGGAGGTGACCTGCCAGCCGGTGAGCTCGGCGATGTCGGCGGAGACGTCGACGCCCGCGTCCAGTTCGGAGCGGGTCGGCGAGAACTTGTCGGAGATCTCGGGGACGAACACCACGCGGGTGATCGCGGCGTTGAAGAAACGGGTGGACGGGCTCATCGGGGTCGCGGGCATTACTTGCCTTCCTTCTTCTTGGTGGTCTTCGCGGCGGGGGCCTTGCGGGCGGTCGCGGGGGCGGCGAGTTCGGCCTCGGTCACCCAACCGGACCGGCGGTGGATGTGGACCGCGGACTCCGGGACGTCGGCGGGGCGCTCGACCTCGGGGTGGTGCATGGTCACCGTCTTCAGGGGCATGTGTTCCTCCTGGAACTGTTTGTTGCCGGGGGTCACGGTTCGACCCCCCTGAGTCACGCATGGGGTGCGCATGACACCCACGCGTGGTTCACGGGGGTGGGTAACGTGTCAGGCGCTGCGCAGGCGGTTCGCCCAGGTGTCGACCTCGATGTCGGCCTCGGCCCCGACGCGGAAGCCACTGCCGTGGCGGCCCTGCCAGACCGCCAGTTCCGTCAGGCGGGCCCGGGCCACCACGCCGCCCAGGTCGGGGGTACGGCGTACCGCCGCGTCCGCGCCGTCGACCAGTTCGTAGAGTCGGCGACGGGCCTGGGCCAGTTCGGCTCCGTCCGCGGTGAGCAGCAGCCGGACGGTCGCGGTTCGCCGGTCCCGCTGACCGGCGAGGTCCGCCGTCTCGCTCACGATCTCCAGGCCCGGTTCCTCCGGGTCCGCCGCGGCACCGACCGCGATGCTGTCGTGCCCGGGCTCCTCGAGCGGCCCGTCCACGACGGTCACCCCGGAGAGCTCGTCGGCTTCGGTCAGTGTGGTCACGAGGGCGTCGATGATCTCCGGGAACTCCTGGTATCCGGTCATGGCCGACCTTTCCTGTGCATGAGAAAAGGCGTGCCGGAGGCACGCCTTGCGGGAGGGGATGGGGCGGAGGCGGTGGGGCCCGTTCCGCGGGCACAAAAAAAGCCACCGGGATGCGGTGGCAGCTCTTTCGAGTCAACAGAAAATTAGCGTGCGCCCGGGCGGAGCGCAACCCCTCTCGGCGGGTCTCGTGCCGAAACAGGGGGTCCGGGGCGGCTCCTGATCCGCGTCCGCGCAGATCAGGGTGGTCGTGGGGAGGGCGCCAAATACTTCGTGCCAAATCCCCGTGAGGCGGGATACACGCCGCCGATATGCATAGAACACTCATTCGTGACCTATGCGGGTCAACCTTCCAGGCGCCGTATCCGTCATTCATGGGGGCGTCAAGGAGGCGCCAAGAGAGGTGCGGCAGATGCTGGACGGAGACGACGGGGACTGGGAAACACCCTACGAAGAGGGAGAAGAGCTCTACTACGACGATGACGGCGCCTTCGGGGTGGGGCTACCGCCCGCCGTCGACACAGCGGCCCCCGGTTTTCAGGGCCGGGCGTTCTGACACCGAACTCATCGGCATCGAACTCTCCGACCCGGGGGAGATGACGGCGTAACCGAACAGACCCTCCCCCGGGGTCGTAACTCCCGCTTCAGGCCTTCAGGGATCGGCTGACATCCCACCGTGACCTGGCGCGAGGGCGTCCGCCAGGATTTCCTTCGCTGCGGGGCTTGTGCGGGTGCCGGAACCTGTGGCACCATCTTGCGCAGCGACACAGCTATGTTCTCAACCCGGCCCAGTGCCGGGTTTTTTCGTTGGCGGACCCCTCCGCCACGTCTCAGCCGGGCCGCGGCCCAGGCTTCTCTTCTTCTTCCTTCCTGATTTCCGTGCGGTGCGCCCCCGGGGCGCCCCGCTCCAGAGGAGTGCCCGAAATGTCACGTCATGTCAGCCGGTCTGCGTGGGGCGCCCGTGCCCCTCGAAGCCGGACCTCCACCACATGGGCGGCCCGCAGCGGGTTCACCGTCCACTACTCCGCGGGCCCACCCACCCAGACCCCGCGCCAGATCCAGAACTTCCACATGGACGGCCAGGGCTGGGCGGACGTGGGCTACAACTTCCTGGTCGACCGCCAGGGCAACGTCTACGAGGGCCGCGGTTGGCACACCGTGGGCGCGCACGCCTCCCCGTACAACACCTCGCACATCGGGGTGTGCTTCATCGGCCGCGACGGCGACGCCACCCCGGCGGCCAAGGCGGCGATCCGCGGACTCTACGACGAGGCCAACCGGCGCGCGGGCAAAACCCTGTCCCGCAGTTGGCACGGTGGCCTGTCCGGGAACAGCACCTCCTGTCCGGGCGCGGACCTGCGCTCCTGGGTCCGGGCCGGAATGCCCGTCCCCGGCAGCGGTGGGGACGCGTCGCAGACATCCCCGACCTCGTCGGCGCCGGCCTTCCCCGGTCCGATCCTGATCCAGCCCCCGGTACGCCACACCGAGACCTGCCGCCGCTGGCAGCAGCGGATGCGTGAGCGCGGGTGGCGGATCACCGTGGACGGTTGGTACGGGCCCGCTTCCGCACGCGTCTGCCGACAGTTCCAGACCGAGAAGGGGTTCTCGGTGGACGGCCGGGTCGGCCCCCAGACCTGGGCGGGGGCCTGGACGGCCCCCGTCACCTGAGAGGAGAAACCGTGCTTTCCGTGCTCTTTCCCGACGTGGAGGACCTGGTCGCTGACTACCTGCGGTCCAGGGTCCCCGACTTCCCCGCCGAGTGGGCGGGAACCCCCGTGTTCACCGATTCCCTGCCGGACCGGGTGGCGGGCGACGACCCGACCCTGACCGTGCGCTGTGAGGAGTCGGGCGGGAACTACCCGATCACGCAGCAGTCACTGCTGCGCGTCTTCGCCTGGGCCGATGACCGGGACGACACCAAGGCCCTGGCCCACCTGGCCCACGCCGCGCTCCTGGAGCACGTCGGCGACGCCGAGATCGTCTCGGTCCGCCAGGTGGAGGGGGTCGTCCCCGGGTTCGACCCGGAGGTCCCCGAGCCTCACTCCTCCTTCGCGGTGCTGGTCACCCAGCGCCCGACCGGGTCCGGCTGAGCCGCCCGGTCCCCAGAACCCCCGCGGCCGGATGGCCGCGGGTTGTCAACAATCAGACGATTTCGAGAAGGGTTTCTCAGTATGGGTAACACGGCTAACGCGAGTGTGTGGGCGTACGCGGAT